CCTGAACTGGCTCGATGTTTGGGTTTGGAGGCAGCTGCATGGCGTGTTCCTGTGCTGACAGCGTGATGACTGAACCCTTTCTGATCTGGCCTAATTTCAGCCCTGGATGAATTCCCTCCATATCTTTGCAGAATTCAAGCCCTTTAAACAGGGATTGGAGTAGATTCATCTCAGGGTTCTCTGACCAGAATTCTCTCAGATGCAGGGATATCGAGGAGTCGGAGATCATCATGAAATTGCCATGCCATCTTGCCCGAATTTCCTCCTTCCAGTTTTTCATACGAATTTCATCAGATATTTTAATGAATTTGGGATGGTCGGAATTCCAGCCTATCGGTTTCTGGATTATCGGGATCGTGAGAATGATGCCATGCGTGCGAATGTCGGGCCTCCCGACCCTCTGGTCGATAAGGGACCGACCCTTCTCCGTGAGGGAGTAGAATCTTGGATGCCCCCCATACTCCTGCAGGAATTCCTGAGATACGAGTTTCTTCAAATTCGACTGCAGCCAGCTGTGGGAGAGGGGTATTTTTTTCTCGATCAGTGCGAGATAGAGATCTCTCCGCTCCTGGGCGAACAGTTCCAGGATTTTCTGTTGTGATTCATTCATGCCGGTTAAAGTCGGAGTTTTCCGTCTGTTTCCGACTATCTTTTCCGACTGTTTCTGATTCATTTCAGGCACTTCTCTATTTCCTCCCGGTGCTTCTCAACGAAATCAATAGTTTCTGATATACCTACTCCGTACATGCCAGCATGTCCATGGACGGCCATACCTTTGATGAAGTAAGCCTCCCTGAACCACTCGTCTAAATTTCCTTTGAACCTACCTTGCAGATCCCGTATGAGATCCTTGTGCCACTTCGGTTTTTTCATCTCAATACCAGCTTATAGTGATGAGATGGTGTCCCAACAACTCACCGAGCGAGGAGACGTCTGATATTTCCCTTCTAAACATCTCGCCGGTCTTAGTGTTTTCAATCTCAATCACATGAACATCTCCGACCTCAAAAGCTTCCCAGAGTTTATCCCATTCCCCTCTGCTGAGGACCCTTTCTATATGTGGCTTCTTACCACCGAACTCCTTCTCCCAAAACTCCGGAGTTGACCGAAAACCAATACAATCCTTTTTAATTTTCATGATACATCACCTCCCAACCTTTTCAGATTCGATTTGAGTTTGACCCCGGAGAATTTTCTAAGCTCCAGGAGAAGATTGACTACCTTCTCAGCACTTGGCTCAGGAAGATTACAATTCTTAGAATCAGCACCAACCGAAACAAAGTTTGGCTGTATATTCCGGAGAATCTGTAGAAGTTCTACAGGATCAAAGTCGATTATAGGTTCAATCGAGATCATCATCTGACCCTTGAATAACTGACTGAGGCTAAGATCTATCATCGATATAGCCCTTCGCTTTGGGTTTTGGGCTTTGCTGACGTTGTCTCTTGGATACTCATCCGTCTCTATTGTAGTTCCGAGAATGGTCCGAGCAGGGAACTTATCAGTGAACTCCTTGAATCTGCCAGGGTTCTTGCTCTGGAAAACATAGACATTATCGAATTCCCTACAGCGGCTTAGAATCCTCTCGATCCACTCGCTGGGAATCCACTCTCCGAAGATGTCAGTTGCACTCCCAACAAAGATGGTGTTTCTGGATTCTAAGTCGGTTTTGAATTCTCTCTCATCGAGGAAAGGATCCCGCTGGTATTTTTTTAGATGCCTTGCCCTTCCCTGTTTCATGTAACAGTACAGACAGTCGTGCAGACATTTTCCACCCATTGGATTCCAGGTGTAAGTACACCACGGATACATGTTACCTGACTGTTTGTTCAGCGCCATCTTCCCCTCCGGTATAGTAGTCTCAGGACCAGTTCAGGTCTTTCTTTTGCAATGTCCTTACATTGCAGCCTGTTCCCTGGATTCTGGATCTCGGTTATTGGATTCATTTTAGCATCATCGCCTTGGGAACTTTGCCCTTCAGGTCCTGCTCCAGGATTTCCTTGATCATCTCCGTCTTCTTTCCCGGGGAGACTTTCACGCCGAGTTCCTTCGCTATCTTCGGCAGCTGTGCGATAGTGTACAGATTCAGATAGCTCTCGTTGACCTGGAACTCCTTTTTCATGTCGATCTTCGTTGCCTTCGATAGAATCAGGAGGGTGTTGTCATATAATCCAAGATTCCTGATACGGATCTGGTTCTGCTTGTTGATTACTTCGTCCAGGAATCTCTCGTCTAATCCGAGGACTTTCCTCAGCAATTTCTCCGAGTCAATTCCGTATCCATCGGATTTGAATTCTATATCCTTCAGGATGTTTTTGCTTCGGCTCCACCCAGCTTCTTCGATCATGAAGAATGCAGTAAGGGCCTTAGAAATCTTGCTATCCGGGACCTGCTTCTCTTTGTTCTTCCTGATCAGGAACCATCGCTTAAATTCTTCAATTTTGTTCTTCAGTTGCGCTACAGCAACTTTCGGATCTGTAGGCTCAGTGCCCCTCGTCTTCTTTTCTGGTTTTAGTCTGAAGATTACCTTCTCGAAATTACCCTGCCAGTCTTTCTCCAACTGAACAGCATAATCTTCGGGGTGTTTCTCCATGTCTTTCTCTGCAGCTGCAACCGCTCCTTTGTCATGCTTGTGAATTTTCTTTCGATATAACCGGTTGGCTGCCTCGCCATCGACTATCTTTACGCCGCTTGCCTTGATATTCTTCTTGGTTGTCTGCATCCACTCTGCAACATTTCTGTCGAAGCAGTTGGGACTGAGGCAGACATTACTCAGAGTTCCTTCGGACTCATCGAGAAGGGTCTGCTCCCCTCCGTTGAATTTGCATCCTTGGCATCTTCCGATATCGAATGGGGCATTCTCCAGCCGTCTGGATCCCTGGCGTATTGAGTTGCAGGTGGAAAATACAGTTAGTCTGTCCCGGATGATCTCTTTGAGAATCTTATCTTGCTTCTTTTTCTCGCTGACTTGGGACAGCGCCAGTGCATGGCCTAGTCTTATCTTCCCATCTCTCATGGCCTGCTGCACGTTCTCTGATGCTTTGAGTAGTTCTACCCTCCTCTTGACGTAGATCTCGGATTTAGAAATCTTCTTTGCCAGATATTTAGCATTCTTTTTCGTAACCTTGAAAAATTCCTTGAAGGCCAGCCCCTCCTCAACCGGATTCAGGTCCTCCCTCTGCAGATTTTCTACGAGCTGGAGCTCCAGCCTCCCTTCTTTTAGGGATGCCTGTTTCACGACGGCAGGGATTTTTTTCAAGCCTGCGATCTTAGCAGCCTTGAGACGCCTGTGGCCGATGACCAGTTGATATTTATTGTCCTTTTCAATTTCTGCCACCACAACCGGCTGCAGAACGCCCTTCAAACCAATACTCAAAGCAAGTTCCTGTAACCCTTCTGGGTCGAAATCCAGTCGAGGATTACTCATAACCTCGATTGATTCAATTGGTATGTCCATTTTTTACTTCAAATTTTTTAGCCTGCTTAGAAGCTCCCAAAGCTTAGGGAGTCTTCCTTCATAGTGAATCACGATATAATCATTCTCGTGGCTCATTTGATGGCTAACGCCAGTTTGATGGTTTTCCGCTTTTGATGGTGACGAAGAATCTCCTTCCTCCGATCTCTCCGGGGCTGACTCCTGTCTTATCTTCTTTGCCCTGCCCCGCTTCTTTCCAACTCTGAGTTCCTGTAGCTTTTTCTCAGTGAAGTCCTGATGTTCCTCACACCAGAACGTCCCGGGGACTGAAGGCTTGTTGCAGCCTTTTGCTCCACAGACGGTTACCCGGTCATTGAGAATTACTACTGCTGGTCTGCTGCTTCTGTCCACCGTGACTTTGCCTTCTTCTTCCAGTCGGTATGCTTGTGGTATGACAGTTGGTAGACTGACTCCTAACTCCTTCGCTAACTCTGACGTTGTCGCCTTACCTTTGGTTCTGAGGAATTCCAGAATTTCTTTTTGGCCCCATTTTATGGGGGGAGGGATTAATCCCTCCCAGCGTCCACATCCCTAATTTTGTCCAACACCTTTTCATAGACTTCCCTCTCCATGAGAGAGAGTTGCTCGAAAAGCGTTGGATTTTTGTCCACCAGGTCGGTGAATTCTTTTGTTTTCATTTTAATGAGAATATACTTCATTAATGATTTTTCATTTCTTTCTTTAAATACTTATCGTTTTAATGATAATATTATCTAATTAGAGATAATGTTACTATTTAAATAATGTTATCTAATTCCTAATAATAACATGAAATTAGCGAACCTGATCTGGCTTTTGAAATCAGTAGCTGAGGGAACGGACACGAAATATGCCCTGAAGAAGGCAAGTGGAAAAAGCAGTGTCTTCCGCTGGGTCAACGAGGCGATAAAAGAGGATTTGTTGACTCAAGAAGAAGAAAGGGGAAAGAAGGAAGTAATTCGAAAGAAACTGAGTCTGACGAAAAAAGGGTACATAATTCTGTATGCGAGAGAAATGAGTGATGTAAGAGATGTGATGAGACAGATCCTTGATTTGATGCTGGAAGATGCTAAATTTAAGAAAGTATTCAATAAAAGATTGGATGCTGTTCTCGAATCGGTAATGGAAGAAAAGAAACTCTTCGATTCATGATTTCTCCATCCTCTCAGCCATGTATTCTGCAAGCGCGTTCATGAATGCCTCAGCCTCTTTTGGGCGAACCTTTATGAATTCCTCCAGATTTTTTTTATAATTAGAAGTCAAAATAATTGCTGCCAGATCTGCTTCAGGATATAAAGACCTTTTACATTGGATACAGTAATCTTGGCCTGCTGGATTGACCTTTCCGCACCACGAACAGGTCTTACTTTTGGTCTCTGTCTTTCGTTGTTTGTGTTTCTTGATGCCTTCAAGCTCAAGCAGTTTATCCTCGACTATTTCTTCTTCTGGATGCTGATAGACTCTTAGCATTTTTGAATCTTGGGTCCAGCCGAATCTGAATTTTATCTCAGAATCGGACATATGGTGGCTGAAATATGATGATGAGGACTTTCTAAATTGTTTACAGCTTACGACTTTGTTGAGATTTGCCTTCTTAGCGAGAACTTGGAGAGTTTTCCTCAATGCCTTATAAGTCAGTAGCTTGCTTGGTGAATTTAGATTACAGAACAGGGACGCATTCTTCTTTTTCCTCAGAGGATGGACCCTCATCCATTCCAAAAGAGCCGCAGCTGATCTGACAATAACTACAGGCCGCTTTCCATCTTCTGTTTTACTTTTTCGGATGTGGAGCCTCATAGCTTGATTGCTGTGAATGGGCTCAACATCCTGGATCAGTAAGGTAAGGAGTTCTTCGGGTCTCATTCCAGAATCCCACAGAACTTGTGGAATTGCTATGTCCCTTGCATTTAATGCGCCCTTGCTCATCTCTACAGCATCCTCCCATGTGATACGATTCATGCAATTGAGTTTCTCTGGGTTTGGCTGTCGCCTTTTGATCCATCTCGTTTCTACTGGGTGATCGTCTTTTTTCAGCCATTTGAAGAACGCCTTTAGAATCACGCCATAATCGTATTTTGTAGCTTCACTAAACTTTCTTTCGTATATCCTCTCCATCATCTGCTTGATATCATCAACAGTCGATTCATCGAAAGGTTTTCCTAGATTTTCGGCAAGAATTCGAAGCTGTATCATAGATTTGCTTTGTCGCAGTTTGCTCAAGTTGTCGTCTCGAACTCTATCTGCAATGTAGTCCAGAATAAGTTTCTTATTTCTTCCGATGTTGGATTCCATAAGGAGCCGTTTGGCAGACTCTATTCTCTTATCTCTTCCATGTATATCAAAATAGCCCGGAGTTTTCATTTCAAGCCTCCGGGATGTGGACATTCAAATAATAGGATTAATCCTATATAAGGGATTAGAACCTGCAAGCTATAGCAGGGGGAGGGATTAATCCGAGAAGTTCACATCCCTTAATTATATAGATGATTATAAATAAAGAGGATGAATCTCTTGAAATTATTTTGGGGATCGATAACATTACTGGCTTTTGGATTCTTCTTAGATGGATACAGTGCATACGTTCATTACCAGGAGGATCCAGTATGGCTGATGGCACATGAGGCAAATCCGGATATAAAGTTGCAGATGGAACGATATGGTGCAATAGGGGCTTTCTATGTGTCTGCTTGGTCGCTTCGGGAATACGTAATCTATGCGATCATAGGTTCCTCAGTATGTGGGACAGTGTTGAGAGATGAGTTTCGTGAATATGACTACATTGAGAGAGCTATAATTCTATTCAGCTTATCGCTGATTTTGATAGCCGTGATGAAGATCGGGGCTGGGGCTTGGAATTTTGTTTTGATGGTGATTGCTAAATGAATCTCTTGACAGGCTGCGAGGGGCTAGAATGTATCTGGATGCCAGCGATAATATTTGGGGCGTTCGTATTATGGATGTGGTGGGAGTCAAAACGCCATCCTGAGCTGCCTCCTAAGGATTATACGCCTCCTGAGGTTGAAGATTACTTTCGGTAGTTCAAGAGCGTGGTAAGGATTCGAAGGGTGCAATCCCGACGCAGCGAAGCGGAGTCGGGTGCAGGCGCAATGCAGCCGGAGGAACGGAGGCTGCCGCAGCGTCTGTTCGCAAGCGTGGTAAGGATGCAGAAGGTTGCGAAAGGTGCAAAAAAGAGGCTCGCCGTAATCTGGAATTCTCAACGGAATTCCACTGGCCACCGACTTGCTCCCAAGAGCAAGTCGCCAAAATTGTAGTGCCTAACTTCTCAAATCCCCTAGATACGGGGGGATTTGAGTGTAGTATCTAACTTCATAATTCCATATTCTGCAGTATCCATTCCTTCGCTCTCTCGAAGTTGAAGTCTCTGTCTTTTCTATTCAGTTCAACTGCTGTCTCTAGGACCTCCTGCATCAGCGGGAGGTTATGTATTTTTTTTGTGATCCTGATTTCCGAATCGAGGTCAAGAAGGAAGATCAGGATATACTCTGATTTTTTGTAGAGATCGAAGTCTTTCGAGTGGTCCGGATTCTCGGTATTCAGGAAGGATTCAAGTTGTAGGGGGTGTTGGGGATCGTCATAGATTCGCATGATGATTCTAGGGACCGTGCCGTAAGGGGTTTTCACCGCCTGGGCTTCTGTCTTGATTGAAATCGGCCCCCTAAGCCTTTTCCACTCCTGCTCGCTCATTCTCAGTTTCGCACACATCGCAGGATACCATTTCCCGTCTGCATTCACTTTCAAGAATGCGGGTTGATTCTCACGTAGTTGGGAAAACATTTTCACAATTTCGGCTTGTACCAGGTGATCTTGGTTTCGATGTAGTAGTCGTATCCTTTCTTCTCCAGTTCCTTGATCTTCTCGTCGATCCTGGTTGGGCCATCCCATGCCTTGTTGAACTCGATCATGCTGTGCCGGGAATGGGTTTTCAGCCCCTTGTGGCCGATTTGATGTGGGTGTAGTTCCATTTGAATTCAAGCCCTCCCTACCAGTTGAAGGGCGGGGGAAGGCTCAAGGAAGTCTAAGATACCATTGCATTTCTTTGACATACTCTTCCCACTCATCTACGTCGCACCGTGAGAAGGTTCTTTGTCTCGAAACGAATTCCTCTACGGAAGCCTCTAGGTCCTCATCGGAAGAATCAGCAGTGCAAGAAGTACATGGAACGAATTCCGATCCATCATTGAGAAGTAGGCTTCCAAATGAAAAATCACCTACTGGTTTGATTTTGCCACATACTACACAGCGAAATTCTTCTCTATGATTTATATTCTTCTCACCTGCGGGACTTCCACCCGCTCCTTTTTCTGCTTTCATTTTTTCAGTATGAAGCGCACTACATCTGAGTACGTTTCTCCTACTTTGTTTTTCCTTTTGTTGAGTTCGACGACAAGATCTTCATCGAGTTCAATTTTTACCTTTCTCATTTTTATCATTTTTATCAGTATTATCATTTAGTATTTGATCTATAAATACTAAATTCTGGCCCCGACTGCTATCAGTTTCGGAAATTAAGCGAAATTGACTAGCTTCCCCCACCCGAGTTCCATCTTCTACATGAATTCCTCCAGCTTGTTTTTCTGAGAACTGCAATGAGCAGTGTCTGACACAGTGTTCGACATAGTAGCTGCTTTGAACTCTATCTCAGGGTATGGCACGAATCGCAGGAAAGTGTCCTTCGGCCTGGGGCCTCGTTCCCTGCCCCAGAGACCAATCACCTTCTTCCGGAGGAGAGCTTCCGGGTCTATCTTATCCCCGTTCTTCAGGAGCATGTCGCCAGTTGCAGCGGTAAGAAATGTGAACTTCTTGCTCCGTGCCGATATCTTGCAGGGGATCCACCAGGGGTGAATTCTCCCGTCCTGGAGCTCTAGATCGAATACGAACTGGGGACCGTATTTGGTCTGCTCTATCAGCCGGTAAGATAAGATATCCACCAGGAGCCACTCGCCTTGTTCTTCGATTTGTATTTTCATTTTCAATCAGTTCTCTTTTGGTGAGGAGTTCGTCCGATGTTGGTTCTGCAGGAAGGTTCCACCCGGCGTGATCCTTAATTTGCACCAGGCCGATATCTCTCAGGAACCTTTCTGAAACTCCAAGATTTTCAGCGAACTTATGTTCCTGAAATAATTGAATGCCGAGATTGGAATAATCTGCTGCCATGATCTTGCCTCGGTAGCGGCCCAGGCGTAAATTCCTAACCACGTTTTCAAAAGGTATTTTTCTTCCCATCTTCGATCTCCTTACTTTTCAACGAACCAGATGATCCTGGTTTCCGTGTAGTAGGGAATTTCGCCGGAATCTAATTCCTCGATCTTCCTTTCTTTTTCTACTTCTTGATTAGGATCCTCATCGGTACAGTTGATGCTGTGCCGGATGAATTTCTTACTGGGGAATCTTTTGATTTCCATGGGTTTGATTTTCATTTTCTTATTTAGATGTCCTCAACCCCGACGGTGAAGGGGTTGGGTGGGCTATTTCCTATCCAAACCTATTCAAATATTCCCTAATTCGTGGCGGACAAGATAGATCAATCATCTTGTGGTGCCGCAAATATGCTGCAGTTGCCTTTTCAATATCTTCATCTTCCTCCTCCTTCAGCTCTTGGAGAAGGATATCGAAGTACTCGCTCCTGTAGGGATTTCCACCCACTTCTTTTTCCGTTTTCATTTTCAATCAAGCCCTCCCTGCCTTCAAGTTCCATAGTTTCTTCGCTTCAAGAACTCTACACTCTCGTGCTCTTGTTGCTTCTAGGAGTATGCCCATTAGTTCGCAGGCTTCCCGTTCTGAATTCTGCCAGTATGATCTGACCGAGGCAGGATATTCTCTATCTTTCTCACTTAGTCGTTTATCTGTCATTTTTTTCCTGAAGTTCGATATAGCTTTTTCGGAAAGCTCTTGGCTTTCTGCTATTTTCAGGAAGTGCTGAGAACCATAACAGCAACTAAAATCGTGACCTTGCTTTCCACTAGTTTTATGGAAAAAAATCGTCACGATGAGGTAGTCACATGGAATTTCTACGCTTTTCTGTATCTCTCTTTCTTCCTCTGCAACAACTGCTAACTTGGTAGCATAGAGATAGTCCTGCCAGAAATCAGAATTGTGCTCATGGAATACAACCATTCCCCCTCCAGTTTTCTGCTCGTATGCTGACCACCTTGGATACGACCCGCATAACCCCGGAGTGAATTCAGCAATTTTCTTTCCTTTTGCCATGTCCCCTACCGAGGATTGGACATACTCCTTGCCCCCAAAATGCGCCTGAAGGAGTTTTTCAAGTTTTTTAGTTCCCTGATCTCTTTCTTCTTTCCCTCGCATTTCCTCAGCTTTTTGTTCTCTTTCCCTTTCGATCCTTCTTTTTTCGCTCAGTTTCTCCTGAAACTCCAGACTTCTCTTTTCTGGGATACACAGAATTCTTTCAACCTCTTTTGGGTTTCTTGTCGCATAGCCCACATAATCATCATACCATTCCTCATCATCTTCCTCGTCCTCCGTCGCTCTCCAGAATGAGAATAGATGCGCTACCTTTGCCCACTCCTTGGGGCCGATTCTTGTTGAGAGAGCAAATAGCTTGATTCCGGATTCCCAGGAATAGTTTACCTCCACCACCCTGAGGTTTTCAAGTTCCTTTCTTTGCTTTTCTGCTTCCTCTTTCCGGAAGTCTTCTGGGGTCTTGATGATCTCCAGGCGTTTTCCGCACTTCGGGCAAACCATCGCCCCCTCCTGTATTTTCGTTTCGTAGGGCGTGGCCGTCTCCTGGGTCGTTCCTGTGCAGCTGCACATGAAGCCACCCCCGCGCCCCCATCTTTTCAGTCCGTGCGGGACTAATCTTCCATACATATTGTATGCATCCCATTCTCCCTTCGGAGTTTGTAGTATATATTTTTCTTCCATTTTCAGTTTTTATAATTGAATTCTAAATTCTAATTGTATTTCAACCGCAGAGCCGGAAATTGAAACACATCATTATTTGTTTTGGTATCCACGAAAACAAGGATTGAAATTCTCCTCGCTTCCCCTCCCGCCCCCGCTCCTTTGACGGAGCTGAAGGCAAAGAGATGTAGTGCCTAACTCGGCACTACATCAACTGTGCTTCTATACATTCTTTGTGGCAACGGCCAGGGGAATAGCTTTCTCCCTCGATTTCCCTGGCACAGATATCACAGGCCCTTTCTGGATCCCGCTCGAAAAGCTCTTTGACTTCTCGATCTATCTCCCTGAGAATCTCCCTGGCTCTCAGGTAATTTGGATCTTCCGCCTGCAAGATCAATTCCATGAGGTTCATTGTCTGCCTCCACTGGAATTGATAGCTTCGCATTCCAACCTGTTCCTCAGCCAGTACTCAAAAGGACTTAGAATTTTCTCCAGGACGATGGTGGGTGCCATCATCTGTGCATCAAAGCCTACTTTCTTCATGAGCCTTTGAGCTTCCAGTAGATATTCGTCCTCAAGTTTCTCCAGTTCCTCCTGGGTGAATTTTCCAGAGACCTTTGCCGTTACAGCTTTCACAATTTCCTTTCCAGCGGGATTCTCACCCGCTTCTTTTTTTGTTGCCATTTCATGCCCACCCCCCGGTTGAAGGGGTTGGGTGGGCTACTCACTCGACAAGTTCCACATCGCCAAGGAGAAGAATGACTTCTATCACATTTCCGTCTGGATGTGAATCACGAATGGCCTTCCCGTCTCCCATCTCCTCAATGAGAACTTGGTTTCCTCGTGTTGGAAATGCAATGCGATAGCATTCATCCCCACATTCAAGGATGCCACCGATTTTTCCAAAACACCGATGGAATTCTTCGGGCATATATTGTTCCTTTTCAGTCCGAATTCGGACTTTATCGCCTTCTGTTTTCATTTTATGCCCACCCCCCGGATGAAGGGGTTGGGTGGGCTGCTCCACCCTTAGAGCACTCCTGCGGAATCCATCTCCACGTCCCGGATTTCTGTGAAGTGTGAAATATGGAACTCATTGAGATCCTGAAAGACCACCCCATCTTCATCCTCCACCAGAAGTTGGGTTTCATTCCAGCGAAACCCATATCCGGATTTTCCGTCTTTCTTTCTCCAGAAGACGGGGTGCGTGAATGCGAAGAAAAGCTTCTTCAGCTCCCTTTCTGCGCTTTCCACGGAGAAGGTGACATGAGTTCGAGAGACTGCACAGCATTGGTTGGCGCCCGCAAAACTGCTCAGGGATATAGTGTATTTCTTCCCCTTTTTCTCCTCCCCGTATCTCATCGGACCAACGACCTCTTCTAGAGGAAATTTCAGGCGGAGATGTATGGTTTTCTTCGTTTCTGGCATCTCCCATTCCCTTTCTGTATGGACGAATGCTGACTCGTTGCAACCCCCACCATGAAAGACTTGGATATCCATCAGAAATCTCTGGGCCAAACGAATCGCTCTGGCCGTGTCATCGAATGGAGTTCTTCTCCATCCATTTCCAGCGGGATTTCCACCCGCTTCTTTTGTATTTGTCATTTTATGCCCACTTCCCCATTGCAGGGGTTAGGTGGGGCTGCTGCTATGCACAATCACACTCCTTCGTAATAATCTCACCGGCTGGGGTAGCGACCTCATAGACTATCACCATCCCTCTCTCTTCACCGGGGAATTCCTCATCGCCATCATAGGAACCAACTTTCCGAATGGTAACGTTTCTTCCTGATTCTTTCGCCTCCCTGAGTTTTTCTTCTCGTAATTTTCTGAATTCATCTCTGTATTTCTGATTCTTCTCTTCGATCTCTTTTCTTTTTCTGTCCGTTTCGATCTCAACTTCTGAGAGAATCTGTTTCGCATCCTCGTGGTCGAGGATGATGCCAGAACTTTCACCACCGAAGAAGTGCAATTTGCGATCTGATTCTTTCCAGATTCGTTTTGCTGTTTGGGATCTATTCTCTATTTTGCCTTCTTGAATGGTTCGTATGAGGCCACATAGCCCATCTCTATATTCCTCACGATATTCTTGCTTCTCCTCTTCTGTTGCGTGCCGAATAATACAGATGCATTCATTGATCAGGTACGGGCCGCTAGTCATATATGCATAGTGGTACGATCCACTATCCAGCCCGTCTCTGATATCTTTCTCTTCCCCTCCCCTTTGGGTCACTCGCTCCCTCTCCTCAGTTGCTTCCATCCATTCCAAAACGTTCTCTGGAAGGGTGAAGCATACCTCTTGTTTCTTGCCGCTCAGTTTTCTCGCAAAGTCATCATACTGCGAGAAAATAATTCCCCGCTGTCCTTGGCGTCTCTGTAGGTCTCCGAATTGGAACCTCACAACATCCTCCCCAGATCGCAGCGTATAATCACCCTGTACGATGCCATTATCCCAGTTCCCAATCTTCTGGAAACTGATGATGCATTCCTCCTCATTTTTATCGAAGAGGATAAATTTCCCAGCAGGATTCCCACCCGCTTTGTCGTTGATATCCATTTTTCAATCAAGCCCCCCCCACCGGTTGAATCGGATCCCCAATCCCTGGGCCCTTCATCAGAACCATCCAGATATGCTTGCAGGGAACCTTATACTTCTTATTCCTCTGGAAATCAGGGCAGGTGCAGCTTGCCAACCCCCGTTTTCCGCCGAAGTTCTTGCACAACCTGACGGAGTAGACCTTGTCATTATGGGAGTTTTTCACGAAGACTGCCTCGACTCCGCGGTATTTGCCTGGGACGACCAGCTTCTTGAGACGATATCCATCGTTGAGTCCGGTAGTGGCCTTGTCTGCCCTGGCCTTGAAGTAATCGTTTCTCAAATCAAAGATCACTTCACTAAGAAATTCCTCCCGCTGTGCCTGATAGGCCCAGCGGTGATTGACTGCCAGTCTCCTGATCTTTGAAAGAGCAAGATGAGAGGCTTCCTTCTCCTTGGCCGCTTTCTCGTCCGTCTCCGGAATCAGGACCTTTTCCAGGAAATCATTCGGCCTTGAGATCCCGCAGCCGTCGATGAATTTCCTGGCCTTGTCGGTTGGCCCGACCGCTCCATCGTCATAGAAAATTTGCGTCCCAGTCCTTCTTATTATGTTTTTCATTTTCCTATTTTTTGTAATCAACTTGAATTCATAAGATTGGCATAACGATTACAATAAGATATAGGAATGGTGGTATAAATACTAAAAAACATAGCCGCTTGCTATCGATTTAAGACTGAAAAAGCAGCAAAGTTCACAATTAAACTGGTAGGTAGCGATTAGCACAGTATCGCAGCATACGTTTCCGTAAGAAAGTTAGCACTACAAATGCATCGACATCTGACGAATTGATTGAACGTCAATTGACGAATCGACGATTGACGTAACGCCAATTGTCGAAGAAATAACCTCTACAAAACGAATCATGCAGACCCAGACACTTTATATTCCTCAACCGTTGATCAGCCTGAGTAGGTGGGTGCTTAGCACCCCGTCGAGGGCTGACCATATCTTCGCAGATGCAAAAAAAAACAAGAGAAAAAAGAACAACGAATGAGACGGCTATCCGCTGGCTTCCCTGAGCTTGCTCCGGACGGCGTCCCGGACAAACTCGCTAACTGATACATAGGAGGAGTTCTTCACTTGCTTTTGAATTCTCTTCAATTCATCCGGATCAAACCGTATTGTGGTTCCAATCGTGGTCATAATGAGACTAATAGGATTACAGCTATATAAATAGTTGGCGATTTCCTGAGGGAGAAGCTTTTAGGAAAGAGGGAGTTTGAGGGAGAAAAACCTTTAGAGAAAAGGGTTGTCTTCCTCAATGCGGGCACTGATGCGTAAATTCTCGTAGTCTTAATATAAAAAACATAATTATCCGTGTTTCGTCGTGGAACGCCGACAGGAGCGGAGGGCGGAAGATTTTTGGACATCGTTGACATTAAAAATCTTCCAACTGGAGCGGATGGAGCGCGTGGAGCGACGGAACGACGATAAGTATGTAGGAAGGGAGTTTGGGGGAAACCAATGGTGTCCCTCAATGAAGTGATAAAGATTATCGGGGTGAATTCCTGGAAGACTGACAGTGCGGTAGTTTGATGGTATCCTGCGTGAATTCCGAAATAATTCTTTGAGTACAATAGTTACATATAACAGTTGCATTTACAATAGCCCTGATCGAATTCTATCAAGTGCCGAGTGGAGGGACTGGCGGAGCGAGCGGAAGAATCCGACTTGCGGAAAATTCTGCAACGAGCGGAGCATTATGCTTCCGGAGCGAGGCACATATAGAATTTTGAATTGGTAAAATTCCGGCGAGGCGAAGGAACTTGAGAAAACCCGGAGGGCTTGATTCTTCTGAGCGACAGCGAAGAAGAATTTTTCTTATGTTCCGAGCGAAGCTTTGGGAAAAGGCGGAAATTTCGAGCAACGGCTTGATGAAAACCCCTCGCAGGGGCTTGGTCTTGCATCAGCAAGACTTTTCATTATGCCGTTGCTGGTATAGCGAGAATTCTGGTATGGCAAAGATTCAGCGGAGCAACGACGTAGGAAAAATCCAGAAGGGGCTTGCTTTCCGAGTGGAGAGAGCGAACGAAGAGAGCGAACGGAGGGAGAGAAAGTTTTTGCTATGTCGCTGCGGAGCTTGGTGGAATTCGCTCGCACAGGGAAGTTTAATTAACCCGAACAGAGTGAGGGCTTGGTCTTCGGAGAAGACTTAATTAATCTTGCCTGAGCGAGTTGCGGCTGGAATTCCGGCGAGCGGAGGCTGAGAAATCAACCCGAAGGGCTTGTATTGCGAAGCAATACTTGATTTTTGAGTCGAAGCGAGCCGAGATCGACTTGCTCTCCAAGAGCAAGTCGCCCCCCAAAAGTAGTGCCTAACTTTGTATAACAGATGTTATACTGACTCATTTCTCTAAAGTCTGAATAACCGGAGCTGGAACTGAAGACTCCCGAACCGTCTGAATGACAGGAGTCGGGACAGAAGACAATCTAACCTCCTGGATTACCGGCTTTGGTGGTGTGGCCAGCGGTGGCCAGAATTTAACCTTGATTTTCTTAGGCATTTTAGTCCCAGCTCCAGAAGTCCAGCCAGACTTCGTATTCTGATGGGAGAGAGGGAGGATTGAAATAATCAGCCCAGCACCATAGCATGTGCGTTGTTCCATTAAGGAATTTTGTGTAAAATGACTGGTAAGATGTCGTGATATTCGTGGAATTCTGAACCGATGAATCATTCGAGCATTTGAGATCCACCTTCTGGATCGTTGAATTGACCCTGATCATTAAGTCTGCGATGCTAGTGTTGTTGTTCGTAACATTAAGAACACCTATCGATGAATTCTGCTTCCAAGCTGAGACATTCTTTTCTGATCTATGCCTTGGGAAGAAATAGAAATAAGGAATTCCATCAGATAATTCTGCTACAGGATCGAAGTGTTTTAGTTGGAATGAGTTGTTGATCAAACAGAAAGTGACATTACCACCTGAATCCGATTCGAAATTCAAGGTGATAGTCTTGTTTCCTTGAGTTCCACTTAGATTGTTTTCTAGCTTTGATGAAATTTCCAGATTTTCTGTGTAGTTAAGATATGATGAATTCCAATCGAAAAAGGAATTTAGCGTTATATTGTGTGGGTAAGAGGTGTAGTTTACATGGAGGAGAATGTTAGAGATACTATATGTGTTTCCACATGGGATGGATCCACAATCTTCTGTGTCTCTTAAAATCCATCCCGGGAATCCTGAAGCAGCCCATTCTTCGTACAGATCTCCTGAAATTGAAAAGCAGGCCGAGGTCGTCGGGCTTGCACAATCATTATCATAAAATGCTACTGAATCTAGAGATGTGGAGTTGTAATCGCCTCCTTGGGAATCCCAGGTGTTTTGGGTGTCATTATTAGTCCAATTTACCGAAGCGTTAAATGATTTAAGAAGTAGATATAATGTCATTGCTCTGGAATCACATCCTGGACCCGCATCATAATCCAGCGACGTGTCCATGCAAAGCTTGACTTCCGTTACGTTCCAAGTAGGGAGATGAAACAGATCGTTGAAATCCAGGAAGATACGATAAACTTCATTGTAATTTGAAGCCCATCTCTTTTGACCTAGATCAATCGCTCCTGTGCAGTCAGTTGATGTTGAATTGCTTTCGTAATTCCAGTAGACCGAGCAGGCGATATCTGGCGCGTTTGCAGGAATCGAAACTTTAGCTTCACTGCCTGTTAGATTCAATGAAGCAGAGATATTGAAAGCATTATCTGGAATTTTGATATGATGGTTGGAATCTGTTCCTCCGCTATGATCAAAAGAAACTGTATTGCAGAGAGCGTCATTAGCGAATTTGAAATGATTGATAGAGGAGTTCACATTGGTTGAATTCTCATTGCCCAATAAATCAATGCAAGAAATGTTAAAACTATGCTCACCTGAATCTAAGGGTCTTGCATGGAACTCATCATCGTTGTAAGAAGTAATCCCCTTTCCGAGTAAAGTGTTACTTCCGCCATCGATTGAGACTGAGCAGTTAGCAATTTCATTAAGAGTGAACGAGATGACTGGTGTCCTGTCCCAAACGTACTGATCTGCTGTCGGATGGGTGAGAGTAATGGAAGGACCCGTTGAGTCGATAGTGAAATTCCTGGTTTCTGTCCAGTTTATATTCCCAGCGTTGTCCCAGCACGTAACGTTCCAAAAATAAATTCCATCTCCGAATGATTTTGTGAGAGTTTTATGAGTTCCATTATTTACAGTTGTGGTAACGTTAACAATGGAGTTAATGGTTAAATTGCAGTCCAACACCGTATCCATGTTATCGATGACCGTCCAGTTGAAAGTTTGAGAAGTCTGAGTCGTTTCAAGTCCATCTTCTGGTGCAAAAAGAATAGTTTCAGGCTCAATTAGATCTACGTAAAAAGACCAAGCTGAGGACAAACTCGAATTATCTTCTCCATCCCCTACTTGAATCTGCCATGTGTGCGATCCCTGAGAGAATGAAAGAGTTGTATAATTGTTAGCTGTTGTTGAATTATAGCTTCCATCGATGTACCAATGATAATTAATGGGATCTTCGTCTGGGTCAGAAGCAGTTGCCCAGAGCGTTATGGAGGATCCATTGTGCCAGGAAGAATCTGCTGGAGCAACCAGGATGTAGCTAGGAGCCATATTGCTTACGTTTTTCCGGGTGGAATTCCAATAGCTCCAACTGGTTCCATCCCAAGCCCTCACGGATATGTTGATAATCTGATTTTTAGTGTAGTTACCTGATCCTAATTCAGGAATTCCAATCGTTGAGCCGTTTTGCACTCCCGTAAGATTGCCGTAACTCTTGATAACTCCATCAACTCTCCAAAAGTATTCTACTTGGAGTGTTGTATTTTCAGTATCTGTCGGAATGGTAGAGGCGTTTGTGTTGTTAATGGTAAAAATTACTGTGGGATAAATTATTGGTTGTGAAATGGTTGGTGCAGTAGGTAAAGTTTCCTCTGCTCCCAAATCTCCAAATCCTGTTGTACCTATTGCATTCTGATAAGTCTGATTAATCTCATCAGAAGCCAGTGATTTGTTCAGAATCCATACCCCATCTAATGAGGCATTGATGTGAGCTACAAAGGAGGTTCCGCTAGCACGCCCGCCAGCAAGTAAAACAGTTCTATAGGTGTCAGGGCTATATATACCTGTATTACAGACTGTAGGATCTCCGCTTGTGTTTCCATCAAGATACCCTTGAGTGTGCGTTCCATTGTTTCTGCAAGCATAGTGATGTACTCCCGTCGGTAGACTTGCCGTATTCTGGATACAAGTGGGACCAGCACCCTCATAGTACTGGCATCTTATTGTGCCGGTATCTGGTCTTATCATGTGGAAAAAGTGGTTGGTATCTCCCCACCCAAGAAGCTGTGTAGTCTGTGCTGTGTGGCTTAGATTATACCAAAAAGCGAAAGTGAAATTCAGAAATCCTTTAGGGTCAGATTCAGTAAGTATGGTCTGGTTTATTGTTGGCTGTTGGGTTGAAAATCCAGCGCCATATCCTATTTTCACATCCTCAAAGGATATGTTTTTTTCCACAAATGTACTCGTCCCCTCGAAATGAGTTCCATTGATTGCATTACCCTCTGACGAATTTATTGTAGACCCCGACCCTTCGCCCAAATGCCAGACTGCCTCTTCTGAATTCCCAGTAAGAATGTCATTCCAAACTTGTGTGGGATTATAACTTGTCCCATTTCCGAGTTCGACCTCCATAGGTAGCTGATCTGTATCATTGGCAACCACATAGTCAGTGAAATTATTATAATATAGAGCAGATCCAGTCCCAGAGCAGTAAGTCCAGACTATTTGCTGACCTCCTTCTGCAGATATTGAAAAACCGACCGAACCATTGATGACAAGAGGGAATTTATCCGACATTGAAGAGCAATTAATTGCTCTCCTGTGGTCATAAGAATCCCACCATGTTGTTCCTTCCCAATCGTCCCCCGCCATAAATGAGATTCTACCTGAAGAGGGCTTCTCACCTCGCCGACTTTCCTCCCAACTCGGAGCTTTGAAGCACGCTTGGATTTTTTTATCCTCATCAAGATCAAATAAATTTGTGTATCCAACTACTTCCATTTCTCGCGCCTTTGCAGGGAGCTTAGTTCTCTTCTCCTCAATGAATGACGGCTTAGATTTTGAATCCTTGTAGTAGAAATTCTTTGAAAGAAGTGTATAGGTTGTGATAGTTTTGTTCCTTGTAACAGTTTTGTAGGTTATGTTATAGTGAATATCTGTTTTATTGCATCTGTATGTTGTGTTTGTAATATCCTGACAATTCGTTTCATAAGTAAAGTTATATGGAATTTTCTTGTCTACTGTGCTTTCATTATAGAATTCTATCTCTTCATCAACCACTTGTATCTTAGTAAGCTCTAAATCTCTTGAATATAGAGGTGAGAAGAATCTATTGATGCCCTTCCTTACTGTTCTCTCTATGCAGAATTCAGTTCCAGGAGCCACACGAATCGTTTCATTTCTCTTGTCGAGAATGATTTGCCCGGCGCTCTGAATCTCAATATGGTCAAGGATCACTGTCGATGTTAGCGCGAGAGCTGATGCTGCAATGGCGTAGCTAATTTTCTTTTTTCTATCTGCCTTTGACAAGACCACTATCAGCAGTCCAATTCCCAATAAAAGTAGAATGTAAGGAATCATTATCTTAATGATATTGAAAATTTAATTTTAGCCTTCTTTCTTGTCTCTTCCAGCTCTTCTGTTGGAGCTTCTTCCCAGATGTACTTTTCTGCCTGATCAAATTTAATTTTAGCCTTCATTTCTTTTCATTTCATAGATTCCAGAAGCCCCGTAAACGCCCAGATAAAATTAGCCGTGCTAGTAGAATTGTTCTTGAATGAAGCAGCGAACCACTGACCTGCTTGTAGTTCATAACCTAACGGCCAGTAGAATTTTAATGTTCTCAAGAAATGACCTCCATCGAAGACCCAGTATGTGTCGATTATTTTCTGCAGGATAAGGGTCTTCTGAAGCCAGTTGGCCTGATCATCTGAGACACACCCAGCGAATATTAATAGTCTTTTCCCTGTAGGAACCTGGTACATATCTGTCGTTAAATTATATCCTGGCGGCACATCTTGCGAATCGCTATACCTCCACCTCTCCTGATCGGGACCTAGGGTTGGCTGTGCTATTTCTCTAACTTTGATCCCTGCCTCTGGTTTGAATTCCGGAAGTTCCATTTTAAAGCCCTTTGAGGTACTCGATGTACCTCTGATCTGAAAGCAAACTTAATATCGTACTGATATCGTTCTTTATGGCCTCCAAAAGGAGAGAACCTACACTGCTACCTAACTGATTCACGACATCATCTTCCAGGCAGTAGGTTACTGCCAGTTTTGTGCAAAGAGTTCTGATTACACCGAGTTTGGTTGTGTCGAAGCTGCCCTTAAGAGAATCCTTGATGAATGAATCAATGAATGATTCGGCATCCAGGATCGCTTTTCCGATCTCGGGGTCTGTTATGCTCGGAGTTACTGACTTGACCTGGGATTTGACCAGTGCTATTGTCGTGTACGTCAGCCTTGAATACTCGACCTCTTTCGCCTCTGAGAACGGCCCCTGGGTTGCTGCAGTATTCTGGAACCTTAGTTTATACCAATCCGTTGCGGAACCTGTCGTGTCATCATACTGAGTGACCCAGTTGCTGTCGCCATCCTTGGCATCAATGGTCTCAATCAGTGAGTAGGTTCCAGATTCAGTAGTTGATCGATGGATCTCAACTTTATGCACGTCCTCTCCCGAGCCTGGCTCATCCCATGTTATTAGTACCATCTTTCTTTGAAATTCCGTATTGTTCACCAATGAAGATCGCAGCTAGACCCAGGATTATGAGGGCTATTCCTATCAGCATCAAGTCTAATGAATCAGCCTTCGTGATGATATAGCAACCCAGGGCAAACAAGAACAGGCCCCCGCCCCGCAGACTCCAGTCATCAGGAGGTTCCGGGGGCTCTGGTCCCGGCTCTGGAGGTTCTTCTCCTCCGCCTGTGAAATCTTCCCACCAGTCTTTTGTTACTAGAGTCTTACCGTAGGCCCATGCCTGATGGAACGGAATGGCCACTGTAACGCTCGGTGAACCGGCGAAATTCAGATGGCTATGGAATCTCCCATCATCGGTTACTATCCCGGTACCGCTTGTCCCTGCCTGGCTCATTCTTTCAAATAGATCGACTCCGGAGAATGTCGTGGGAGAACCATTATAATTCACTCTGACTGTTGCGTTTTTGTAGGTTAGCTTGCCTTTTCCTGTGAATTTCCAGCTTACAAGCCTTCCATACTCGCCTTCCTGCAATTCTTTAATGCCTTCGGGAATTCCAATCCCTGGGATTGTTGGATCGGCATCCTTGATATTGTAAAATTCAAATCCTGCGCTGTCTCTTGTATTATAGCCTCCGGCATTGATCTTTGTTCCGTATGCTAATTTCCCCAATACGTTATTATCGACATCTGAACTGTGTGCGATGCCTGGTTGAATTATCTCTCTGCTATTTTGATTAATATCAGCATGACAGTTTTCAAACAGAACATGAGAATTGCTGCCACCATAGAATTTGTTCTGGAAGGGATCATCTCTAAATGTGGGACCCAGTGATCCGGTTCCTCTACCTGCCTTATTACCGATGCTGGATCCAAGTTTGACCGGCCTGAGTCTGGCTGTTAAATCTGTCTCAGCGACCATCTCCCCAGTTTCTATGACATCGGTTCGGTATGTGCTGATTTTTTTGGGGATGACCTGTGATTTTCGTAGTTGATCTTCTGGTAGTTTCTTCCTGACGAAAATTGTTAAGACCTCATCAGGAGTTCGTTCTCCATTCTTCTGCTTACCGAGATAGTGTCCTACTACCCCCTGTCTCCGGAATATTTTTCTTCTTTCCTTTTTCAGGAGTTCTATTTCTGCCATTTTCACACCGTCCGTTTATGTTCGACTCTTTTGAAGAGTGAACCTTGTTGAAGGTTAAGAATCTTCTGACATACTTTTAGCCAGTCTGCTCCAACGACGTCTTCCCGGATTCCGCTTTTAATGGCCTGGAAATTTGGAGCGATTCCTGCAATTTTGCAGGAAGCGAGATAAGCGAGAAAATAAGTTGATGCCAGAACCAAATCGTCATAATTCGTAGTGCCTAACTTTTTCCAGCGGTATATGCCATAGACCCCGGCCTCTGCCGTGGTTGAGGTCGGTGCTGTATTGACGAAAATGAGACCGTTGTTCGCTTCTACCGAGTCAACCGTTACGGCAGAGCCATAATCCAGGTTTTGCTGACCATACGTGTCTGTGTAAGTGGCAAAGTAGACCGTAACGTCATCCTTGTCGACGTCCTGATCAAAATCGGAATCGGCTATTGGTTTGTGCTTGACCTCGAATTCCTTATTGGTTCCGTTTCTTGTGCCTGATAATTTCTCCATGTAGGCCTCTACAGTGACTGCTTGGACGATGGCCCTGTCTGCAAGAGGGATCATGGTGTTGACATCAGCATCGCTAATACACTCCTTACTGAACGGAGTCAGGGACCTGAATAGCGCTAGGGTTGCATAGGCCATTTTTAATTCACCTCATCTATCTTAATTGTGATTGGGATCTTATATTCAGAATTCCACCACACCCCCGATACTGTCCCCGCTAAGAATAGCCCCAAGAACAGAATGATACTCCTCATCTTCGTCCCCTCCTCCTCCTCAGGAACCATGCGATGCTTGCAAAAGCAGCCGTTCCAGCTGCCGCTGCAGCAAGGGCGAGCGAATTGGCGTAGATGTCTGGATGATGCCTAGAGATGGTTATAGAGGCGTTCTGCCTCACAACGTTCCCGGCCGTATCCCATGCGCTGACCATGGCAGTCCAGTTCTCCCCGACCGCAGTGTAGTTTGAGGTAATGAGAATTGTTGAATTGCACCAACCGTTGAGGGGTAGGGAGCAGTTGATCTCGTTCACGCTCCAGGTCGTATTCTCCGTCCCGTCGATGAACCAGGTGACGTTCATCAGCACCTCGTTGTTGGCGTCCGTCAGGTTGGCAGCGAGGGTGAAGTCCTGAAGCTGGGTAACTGCCCGGACGATAGTCGAGTATGCTGTGAAGTTCAGGGAGTTGATGGTTGGCGACGTGTTGTCAACCGTGAAGCTGTAGATTTCCGTGACCTCGTTTAGCCCGCCGAGCGAGGAGAAATTCAAATCATTCGTCCAGATTGATACTTTAAACGAATTCTTAGAGATTCTCTTAACTTTATACTCCGCTTTAGGATCAGAATTCTTGAAATCAATCCAATTCCCGCCGTGAACGTCCCCGATAACGAGATGCGCCTTGAAAGGAGAATTCTCTAAATACTCTATTGGCTTATCAGAGGTAACGTAAAAGTCGAACCATTGCCTCTTGGTTAGTGCCGTCTTGGTGATGAATTTTAAAGTATATCTATCCGTTTTCTTTATGGTCTTGAAGTCCTTGAACTCTATCGGAACGGGGGTAGGTTCTTTACCCCTTAGATCCATCGCCACAGCCCCGACCTTGACCGTGATGTTAATCCTGTTCTTCTCTGGGGTAACAAATCCAAACCCATCACTTAGTTTCTTGTGCTGGTAGCTTGGAATCTTCTTTAAAGTGTGCGAGTCGCAGGCCGTTAGAGTAATATTATAGAATCCATCGTTCCAGCCAGAGACATCAATCGTATCCGTAACATCGTAGCGGGTAGTCCCAGCAGAGACGGTGGTTAAGTTAGAATACATCTCATCCCCAGTAAAATTCGTTATATTCCTCAAAACTTTCCACAGGTAAAGATCCTGGACATACGGGTCTAAGGTCATAGTAAGACTGTGGATACTTTTATTATCTGAGCGGGGAGTAGATTGGATATACCAGACGGGGTTTGTATTATCAACAATGAATTTATATGTTAGAGAAACATTAGAATTCCCCACTGTGTCGTTGGCCCAGAAAACGATGGAGTAATTCCCGTCATCTACGGTTTGAGTATCCCAGGTGCAGGTATAATAATCTGTGTAATTCGTTAAACTACTTGAATTTACCAAGTCGCCAGAGGAATTCGTAATATTGTAGTAAGCGTATGAAATTCCGCTTAAATCAGTTATCGTTGCATTGAGCGTTGGGTTCAGATTATAATGCGTAGAATTCACTGGTAAGGTGATGGAGATTGCTGGGTCGGTAGTGTCAATCGTCAGAGTCCTTACGCCAGTCTCTCCCTCGTTCCCCGCCGTATCATTCGCCCATCCCTGATAGGTATAGGTTGCGTCTGGTTCGTTGGTGATGTTCGAGTAAAATTCCCAGTGGGTTGAATTCAGCTGGGAGAGGTAAGAGCCGTAGGATAATCTGATTTCTTCGGCTGAGAGGCTTCTATTGTAAATTCGGACCTCATCAATGGTGCCGTTATAATATTCTCCCGCATATAAACTTCCACCTATTTTTAGATTTGTTGGGGATTGGTCAATTGCTTTGCTATAGTCACTCATTGCTTCCAATATCCCGTCAATGTAAAGCTTGACCTCCTCTGTTCCACCGATGTCTTTATCATAAGTTCCGACCACGTGGTGCCATCCATCAACGATGTCTTCCCTCTTAGATTGAGCACCTGTCCCATCACCTGCCGTAACGGTAAAGAAAATGCCATTATTACCATATGCCCCTCCTCTATCCTCCCATGCAATTAGATAACCACCTGTAGGATCTCTGATTCTTGTTGTCGTAACTAAATGTGCAACTATGTTATCGTTTGCTGTACTGTCAATATACACCCATGCCTCAACTGTAATTGCATCAGTTGGTTTCAGGCTGTTATCTCCACCGCAATCCACATAATCATTCACCCCATCAAACATGAACGCCCCTCCGAATTTTCCAGTAGAGTTGTAGGTCGGACTCGCCGCAGTAGTTGCAGTAGTTCCATTATTCCCAAGTCCCGAGTAATCATAGATGAACATTCCTGCGGAGTTGTTGTAGCTCTCTCCAACCTCTGACATGTTGTTAAACGCCATCGCAAGAACCAGCGAGTTGTCGTCCCCGATGGTCATTGCCGTAGAATTCCCCGCCGACCCAAGGAATGTGTAATTCGTGTTGTTCCACTGGAAGCGGAATTCGTCGAGTATGGAAGAATTCACAGAGATGTTAATTTTAGTATAGTTCACCGAGATGTAAGTGCTGTCAGTAAGATTAATTCCCATTACGGTCCCAGCACTTAGAATGAGAAAGAGAAATAGAATTCCTGCAAGGATCCTTTTTTTTTATTAAGGTTGATCATCTTTAGGGTTTGTAGTAGTATTCAACGACCACGTAGACGTTCTCCGTGCCGGCTGAACCCGTGTTGATTGCGAGGACGACATTGGAGTCCAGAAAAAGGGCCGGATTGAAGGATTCAAAGACGACGAAAGGAGAACATGCGTAATAGATGTTGTCAGTGTGCAGGTAAGAAGGACTCCCTACGGTTCCCCGACCTACCTTGTATTTGCAGGCCTCACCAGCTCCTGGAACATAAAGGTAGACCCTCTTAATTGCTTTAGTCTTACCTGACTGCCCGCTGAGAGTGACAAGCTTGACCTGATCACCCGTTGCAACAGAAATAAGTGCAGACTCTAAATCCTGCTCGCAGTCTGGGGGAAGAAGATCTACTTTGAGCTGCCCCGATTGGGACATCCGTCCTTCTGTCCAAACTTCGTTCTCAGCATAGCCCGATATCTTCATGTTCCTCCATCCCCCTCCTTCTTTCTGGAAAGAAGGCGAACCATAAACTAGAACCCCGTATCGTTCTGTTCATCCGGCAATGATCCGATGATTAACGTCTTGAACCGTTTCTCGGTCCCGGATGCTTGGATTTCTGGTGTTGGGGTTAGTGGTGTGAGCTGCAGTAAGGAATTAATGAGTCTCTTAAATTTCGGCTCTTTTATCTCTGCGGAATTCAGGTCTGCAATTACTTGTCGGGACACCCCTTCCTGGAGAGTCAACTGATAGAGCCTGATCTCGCTGATGGAAACGTCTCTTCTCTTGATCCATGACTTGAATTCCTCGTGTCCCTCATGGCTGCCATCTACTGCAACGATGAGATGCACTTTCAGTGGCGTCTTTTCTTTGAAGACTTTTTCTTCTCGTCGGGGAGGTGTTCTGGTTCTGGTTCTGATTCCTCCGTCTCCGTTGATTCCTCAGCTTCCGTCTCGGTTGCTGCTTCATCCGTCTTCTCAGCTTCCGTCTCGGTTGCTGCTTCATCCGTCTTCTCAGCTTCCGTCTCTTCTTCTTCAGGCTTTTCCCATGCTGCTCTGCCCTTCTCAAACCGCTTGATCTGTTCTTCTGTTGCCATCGTTATTAAGACTTAGCCGTGTTTGGGTCAACTACCGTCGCCCCTGCCATTGTATGATTTCCTATCATGCCCGTTGGACTTGACGCGGATTCTATCGGAGTTTTTCCGTTAGGCATAACCACGTAGTTGTCCGTTATCAAGTTGACTCCTGCTGCGTCGTTGTCGATTCCTTTAGGGCTTCCGCCTGCTGCTGCAAGATTTATCATGTTTCTGTCGATTACGTTTCCGTAAACTGTGCAGGTGCTTTCAATGAAGATACCCTTCACGCTCGTAGCGGTTCCGCATATCATGTTGCCCGAAATCTCCGAGTCAATCATGTACTGGTCCGCCCCACCTGACGCGTAAATTACGTATGTCAAGAATCCTTGTCCTGCTTCTGAGAACAGGCAGTCTATAATCTTAGATGACCTGGTGTCTTTCATCTCGATTCCGTAAGTCGTAGTCGCCGGCACTCCTCGGATTACGCAGTTCTTGAATACACAATTATCCATCGCCGGGATGTAGATGGCAGGCTCTGCTCCCGCGGCCTGGATGTCTAGGTTTTGGAACGAACAATTTGCTCCCGCTAATCCAAGAACACAGTATGCGGCTCCTGCTTCGCCTAAGATATGCACTCCGCTATCTGAGCCGGGGTTTCCAAGCCCTATCATCTGTAGTCCATGTCCTGCGAAGAGCAGGTCGTCTTCTACGTATTCTCCTGGCGCGATGAAGACGTAATATAAGGCGTCGTCTGTGTAGTCGTTATCGCATATTGCGATTGCTTCCGCGATGGTCTTGAACGCCTTCTCCCATGTTGTGCCGTCCCCGGATGCAGATATGCTCGCATCGACGTGGTAAACCTTCCCGCGTTTGTGGACTATTGGTAGAATGTCACCTACTGGGGCTTCGAGATGGTCCGTGTAGACGTTGTTGAAGCGTCCGTCGCCTCCGCCTATTCCTAAGTTTTTCATTTTGACTCCTCATACATCAGCTGTCTTAATGAGACATACTGCGTCCGGTTGAACTATCTGTGACTTGAAGGCCAAGTCCGCCCATATTTTATGAAGCGCTTCGTCTGGATCATACCAATATCCGACTTCTTCCTTGTGCTTCCATGCAAGAGCCACAGCAACTTTCATCAGTGCATCTGCATCCTCTTTCACCTTCTCGAAATCCGAGGCCGAGCCAACTCCCACTACGATCCCGCAGTGACCGGTTGCTCCCCAGGTTGTTGGGGTCTCGTTTGTATCGGTTGCTCCTGATGCGTATGCGGGTGTATTGGTCGTCTTGATGATTTTCACTCCCAGGTACTCCTTGATCTGACCTTTCAGAACCACCTTATCGCTGCCATATTCTGCAGCGTTCGTGAACTGTGGGTCTTTCCTCATGGCGTTGCACTGGGTTGGCGCTAAAAATGCCATGTATGGAACGAAATCATTATCCTCGATCTGCTGCAGGGCGTCCGCGAAAGTGTCAGGGGTCATTACGTATCCTGCAGACAATTCATCAACGCCAGTGGCGCTTCCGCCATATTCGACGTTTGAAACGGTCGCAGCCTGCAGAGCTGTAGCGACTGCATTGTCAACGAGATCAGCCAGCTCCTGGGACATTGCCCGTTGAGCCAGCTTGATAAGATCGACTCGATGATTCTCAACGTCCTGCTTCCTAATACCAATCTCAGGCATGTACCAGTTCGTGGTGTCGTCGACGGTGATGTCGACGTTGCTGAGGATGGTGTCCAGGCGTGTGAGAGTTCTCACGTTGGATGTCGTTCCCGTCTGATCCGGAGGCGTTGTAGTCAGCGTCAGATGCCCCGTGGTCTTTGGGATGGTGGCCGTCTTATCCGGCTTACCAACTAGGGTTTCATCAATGAGACATGCCTGATCGAACCTCCTGAGCGCTTCCGCGTAATGCACAATGTCCTTTCTCCAGCTTTGCCCTTCGAGTCCTGCGACTTCCTGGGTTGGTCCTGCAGCTAATTCTTGTATGGTTCTCATCTTACTACCCCCGCCTGCTTGGCCTGCATTTCCTGCAACATCTGTTCAGCCGGAGAAAGGGTTTCCCCCCCCTGAGTGGGTTGTGATCTCATGGTAGAGCGTTCCTTCGGTTTCTCGGCCTGCCCTTTTTCAAGGGAAGCGGTGATCTTGTCCATCTGGGCGACTACTGCATCCCTTGCATCCTGGGACATTTCGAGAAGCTCTTTGTTCCTGGCCTCCTTGTCAGCTTCTTGGGTGATTCCCAGCTTGATCTCTCTCTCAAGGATTCCCGTAACGGTCTTGTCGAGCTCGGCCTTCTCAAACTCGGCGAGTTTGGCAGCCTTCTCATCAAGCTCTTCCTTCAGCTTCTTCATTTCCTCCGATCCTTCAGCCGGCTCTTCGGCTGGCTTTTCAGGTTCGGATTCAGGACCAGAATCCTTCTCCAGGACCTCAATCCTCTTCTCAAGAGCCGAGTCGGTCTTCAGCTTCGCTTCCAGTTCATCTACCTTTGCGAATAATGTATCCATCTTCGCCTTCGGGAAAGGGTATTCCGAATCTTTCTTCGGGAGCTTGTCCTTGATCTTCTTGAGCAGATTCGATAACGACTTGTCCTCCATCGCCGATGCCCGGTCAATCGCCAGATCGATAAGTTCCGAAACACCTTCCAGATTTTGTTCTGTCATGGTTTTTTCCTCCTTCAGTCTTTTTTGGTTTAACATGGTGTCCCTGATAGCAGGGTCTAAAACGAAAGAAAAAGAGACGAAATCGGGGTTGAATGCCTGGACATGGCCATCAGACATAAACTTATCGAAATCGATTGTGGGCGAAACGCCCCACTTCGCACCGAGTAGTAGATTCCTCGCAGCCTTCTCGTCAGTGATATACAGATCTCCCCTGTTTTCCACGGAATCTGGATCGAGTTTGACGTTTTTCACCAGGCCGACTTGATTTGCGCAGGAGTCATTATGGTCATAAAAGATAGGTTTTCCTTCAGCACGCTTCCAGTAAGTTCTTACCTGGTCTTCGGTGTATGTGACCCCGTTATGAACGCCGGGTTTGAATATCAGCCTTTGCTTGAAGATCACCGGGAGCTTGAGATTTGTCAGGTCAACATCAACATCAGCGACTGGCTCCTGATTTAGTTGGGCCCGGAGGCGAATATTCTCCTCGACCAGGTTCTGGACTGCAGGCTCAGCGAAAATATCGGGATCCATCAGAAAGAGAAATGAGACATACAATATAGGTTCAGAAAAGGTTCAGAAAAGGTTAATAAATGGTTCAATAATTTAGGTGGATAATTGTTTTGGAATTTTTGTAGTGCCTAACTTTCTCAAGGCTTAATCTTCAGGATGCGTTCATAATCCAAATGAGCCAAAATTCCTACGGCCCCCGATAATAGAATCTTTAGAAGGAATCTTGATCATCGTATCTCAATGCCTCGTAGATTGTTTGTTTAGCATGACCTGTTTGCCTCCTGGTCTCGTTAATCGAGCCGGTAGAGCGATATATCTCACGTATAAAGTACTTCTTTTTTTCAGATAAGGGCGGTCGGCCTGCGTTGGCCTTCGGTGGAATGATTTGCTTCTTGAAGGTCCACGTCTCGCCAGTAGCAGAGCGGAAGAATATCCAGTCCCCCTTGAGGATCTTACCTTGGAGAACTACCCGGATGGATAAATTGTCCTCCTCGATGACGTTGACCTTGCCTTGGTCTGCTAATTCAATGTGGGCTGGAATTTCATCGTTTGGATTCAGTTCGCTTTCCGGTGGATACGTTCCCTCTTTGAAATATCCAGGATCTTCTTTGAATTCTACTGCAGAAAGAGATGGAACGAACTCTGGATTTTCTGAAAGATGAAATTTCCTCTTACCGATTTTGAGATGGAAATCTTCCTGCTGCTGTTTCCTGATCACTTCCTGACCTTTCCACCATCTCCTCGAGAGAACGAATGTAGTGCCTAACTCTGTAGTGCCTAACTTTCTGGTTTCCTTGAGAAATTGTACACATTTCTTTCTCCTATCCAGTTTCTTCTCTCTAGAGAGGCCTTTCTTCCAGTAGGCCAGTGCTGCAGGGATTTTGTGTTCGATTTCTGCAGGTAAGGCCGAACCTTCATCAGGTAGCCATTCCTTTTTGATCGCTCTTCCGGAGAGGACATAGGGTTCCTGGTCGTCCGGTTTCCAGTACAGCCAAGTGAATGCTCCCTTCGTTTCCTTCAGTCCCGGGACCTGCCTGAAGACTATCCTGCCCTTGACGTTTTTGCCTCGCAAAAAGAATTCCTTGAAGGAGGGCTTTTGGGCACCGGTGTCGTAGGTGCCCCTGTCCATGGTGACGAAGATGCCAGGATAGAACTCAGTCCCGCCAGGAATTTCCTCAATGGTTCGCGGAGGAGTGACTCCTTCAGCGAAAAGCCATTCATAAGGTTCCTTCTCCTTCTTTGAGCTCCAGATTTTCTCAGCAGCTTCCTTACCGACAGTCGGCTTCCTTTTCTTTTCCTCTCCCGTTGACCAGTAAACCTTCCAGAGATTCTCTTTGTTTTCTAGATCCTTATGTGCTTCGAAAACTTTATCCTTGAGGGCCTTCGAAGCATCCTGCAGGATTTTCTCTGTTTTCTTTTCCAGTTCGTAGAACAGCTCCTCATCCCAATAAAGCTTGATTGATACCCCCTTCTTGTCGAGCCTCCACTTCAGGTATTTCTCTGCGATGCCTTTGAATGCATCGTTGAGAGTGAATCCGTCCAGGATGTGATTCGTCTGGTATCTGAAATCGACGTGAACTGAATCACCTCTCCAATGGTGCTGCAGGACGAATTTCTTTTTGGCCAGCATTGTAGTGCCTAACTCTGTAGTGCCTAACTTTCTCTCGATACCATCACACATGCCATATCCTTCGCTGTCCGGCTCTTCTCCAGGCCTTGGGACCCTTGGTTCATCACCACATATCAGACAGCGTGGGTGGCCATTCGGGAAAGTCCATACAGCCGGCTTGAACTTATGCTGGACCTGAGCTTCCGGCTTCTTCTTGTTTTCCCTGATGATTTCCGATTCTTCCTCGTATGTGACCTTCTTCTTTAAGCCACCCCTCGAGGGGGTGGCTAATTTTTGAATCTTCCTCACGAACTTCGGTAGCTTCTTCTCCTGGATCCTCCCGGAGGTTTTCAGGACCAGCTCGTGGGCCTTCTTTGCGGTGTCGACTTTTCCGCCCTTCTCGATGACTCTTGCAGATTCTGAGACGTGAGGAGCCCACCAGTTGAACCATGTAGTGCCTAACCTTTTATCATAATATTCTGAGATGTCTGCGAAGATGACCCGGATGACATCACCAGGATCCAACTTCAGGCCGGTATTGAAGGTCTTACCGACATAGGGAGAATCTTTCAGGGCACAGGCGTAATAGTAGGTGTCGTCGCTTCCCTTGATCTGGTATCTCGTGATGACCTTGGCGTTTAGAGCATACTCATTCTTGAATTTGATCATCCACTTGGTTGACTCGTCAAGTTCGTATTCTTTGTCAGCCAACTTTAACATGGCACCCTCCGAACCAGCTCTTTTACTCTGCAGGTCCACTACCCTCTTGAGCTCCTTCGCTGATCTTACCAAGGGTTCATCTCTGGAAACTTTTATATTACCATTGTCCTTGAATTTGATCAGCCTCTTTCTGCGTTCTGCGTAGCTCTCCTTGTGGATATCCTCATCGAGATAGAGAAGATCATAAAGCGTGAGCCTGACGTGAGGCTCATCCTCATCTCCCTTGTGGCCGACGACGCCTGCAGAGACGGCCCTGGGTTGGTGCTTGCCGTTGATCCAGACTTCCAGCTCGCCGATGACAATAAAATTCGCCTCGTGAATTTTCCTGGCCTGATCGACTATCGTGGGAAGATTCTCAGTCAGATCGGATCCATCCTCGGAGAAGATCTTAACTTCATCACCTTTCTTGTAGAGCTGATTTGTGGTGCCGTCGTATTTCTTGCCGACGAAAATTCCGACATCTCTGGGCCATAATTCAGTTACAATATCCACTAGCGAATCCACGGAGTATATTTCTCCGACATTCCTCCCATGCGTTGGTTTTGGCTGATAGAATGGCCTGAAGAGTTCCAGCTTATCTTCCTTCTTGGATTCCTCGCAACCTGCCTTGAATCCCGGATCCCGCTTCATCTCCTGGACGAAGAGGTGGGGTCGAATCTCTACTTTCAGGTCGGCAATGTCAGTAAAATTTGTAAATGGGCCATGCCAGTGGGCATCATCCAGGAATTCTAACCTGTCCTGAAGATCTGGAAAAGCTCTCTCAATTCTCCAGGACTCGATCTGGACAATTTTTTCATCGAGATTTCCGTTGAACAGAATATCGATATCTCCATCAGTCCTGCCCCAGTTGGGTAAAGAGCCGACGAGCCTGATAAATGGTTTTCTGAGGTAATGATCCTGGAACCTACAGAGAAAATCTTCGAGGAGAACCAGATCCGGATGGCGTTCCGATATCTTCCCGGGGAATATCGGCATTGTAGTGCCTAACTTTTGCCGGTCTATTTTTTCCTGGTAGCGCTCGACCTTCTGGGGCAGATTGAACCGATGCCCGGCCTTGATGTTGCCGAATTTCTTTTCATAGTCCACCAACTTCTGGAATAAGGATGGGTAGTGCTTGTGGAGAAGATAGAACTGCTTGGACGTGTTAAGAGGGCAGCACCAGCAGGAAACCCTGTCATAGCCTTTCGCGTAAGCTGAGAACAGGGGAATTTTATTATCCTCAAGCGTTTGAAAAACTTTCTTATCAGACCAGGACTTGATTGGATGGTAGAATTCGAACCCGACTAGATTTCCCCATTTTGGTTTGTCTGCCCGGTCCTTGGATTCAGCACTCCTGGAGCCGTCGATGAGAAGGGTCGTCTTGGGATCATACTCCTGCAGGAATTTCCTTAATGGGGCTCTTTTGAGCTTTTCATTGCACCATCTTACCCGTGCCGTGGGCCAATAGTTGACCTCTTTTAGATATTCAAAGAAATTCTTTTCGGGTTTGATGACTTTCAGCGGTAAGGAAAATCGCTGGATGGTCTTCTTGATATGCTTCGCAATTCCGGGAAATTCCGTCCCGGTGTCGATATTGAGAACAAGAATTTTATCCTTCGGGAGATTCTCCAGGGCCCAACAGAGAAGAGCACAGGAATCCTTTCCTCCGGAGAAAAAGAGAATGTAATTATCGAACTTGGAGATTGTAGCTAACTCCGTGCGTAACACTCTGCTAACTTTCCAGTCTAACTTTATGGTAATCTTTTTGAATAACTCTCTCGATAGAGGCGTCATGCTCTCAATATCGAATTCATGCTTCATGCTACCAGCTCTGACCCTTTGATGAATCTCCCTGACAATTGTAGTGCCTAACTTTATAATTTCCTCCTCGCTGAATTTAATCTCCTTTTCCGGATCTTTCAGAGTAGAATACCAGGTACATACAATTCTCCAATCGTCAGCTAACTGTTCGTTATCCGAAGCTTTAGGGTCATAGCTATCTACATCTTCTATTAGTTCAACTTCCATCTTCCCAGATCAATTAAGTCTTGCCCTTGCCTTCCAGACCTCGAAGAGCGTGACATTACCAAAATAGGTCGCACCGAACAGGGTTAATGGATCCTTGATAAAAAGTCCGAACAGAGCGCCCTGCCAAGCCCCATTAAAAGCTGTCTTAACGAGACGCTTTCCTTCGAACTTTTCATCTGATCCATACCATGCCTGGAGCGATCTGAATGCTCCAATGCCAGCTCCTAAAGCCACCGGATAAAAAATTTTCAATTCCATTTTTAGAATAACTTCATGAGCTTTGCCCATGCCCCACCGATAGATCCTCCGGTGAGAATGAGAACAGTATTAACTTTATCTTTCCATGATTCGAGTTTGTCGATTCGGTTTTTAATTTCTTGATCTTCTTTGCAGAGACCGTTGACCTTTTCCTTTATCCAGGAAACATTCGTTGCGGTTTCTACAATTATCTTTTCAAGTCCTTGATCCATTTCAAATGAATTCTACATCCTTTATAATCGTCTGAATCCCCTGTCGGTAGTGGTACTTCAGAGGCGTCTCGAACGGTTTGAAATCGAAATGATACAGATAGAACGTGTCTTTACCAGCCCACCACGCTTCCCTTTCTTCTCTTGAAACCAGATGCTGGGGGAAATACTTGCTGAATTCTCCAGCGGTGATGGTAATCGGTTCTTTTGGTTCAATAATGCCGTAGACCAGCTTCCCGGAGCAGAGATACCACTTCTTGCCGGCCATCTCGAACTTTTTGGATTTGACGAATGCGGTTTTCTTGCCGAGATAGATCAGTTCCCCATGGGGCGCCACGAGGTAAATCCCGTCCTCTACTTCCGAGAGCATGGCCTTCATCTTACCCTCTTTTTTCAGAACGGGTCCTGCGGAAAGGCCGAGCATTTCCCTGGCTTCCTCGTAGGTAAGGAGGGACCGGTCCTCGAACCGGACCTTGCTGAGATTCAGGAGTTTCGCAGTGATCCGATCATCCTCCCTTGGGAGAACTTCATTGAACTCTATCCGGATCTGGTCGTCGATCCCCTCGAGCTCGAAGAGCTTTGCGAAGATCTGGTTCTCCAGGAGCAGCTTCATCTTCCTCCGGAGAGGGAAAATCGAGCTCGGCAGAAGATCCAGCATCGCCTGGGCCGTCGCCCTGTTGGTTCCTTCGCCGGTTCCCCGGAGGAGGAATTTCGGTATACCGGATGCGGTAGCAATTGCGTTGATGAATGGTTCGGAGAAATTCACCGTTCCCGGGAGGGAATAAGATTCTAAATTCTTGACCTTGATCCAATACTCATGAACATATTCTGACATGTAATTGAGATCCTTGACTTCCTTCTCGATGTCTTCCATGATTTCAGGATTTGGCTCGTGCCGCTCATCGCCGACTTCAATGTCCTGCAGCGGGAAGCCGTGCCGGTAAATAGCCTCGGCGAACCCTAATTCGGTATTCATCTGAGAGAGAGCTGACTGGTAGGCGACCTCGGTCAGTGGAATCCCGAGGAGCTCGTCGCCTATGTTGTGGAGGGTAAGATGAGCGATCAGCTCCATGGGAACGTCGATAGTATTGTGGCCGGTCCTTTCTTTCTTCGTGTCGTAATATGGAACTTCCTGGGTGATCCCGACCGGATTGTCATCATCGTCCGTTTTGATGGGACCGTTGGTGCCATGGTCCCTCTGGAAACCGATGTAAGCCGGGTGAAGGTGCTGGAGCCCCATCAGGGTATCTTCGTCTTCGTTGAGGATGTACTCGGTCCATGCGTTGCCGAAAACATCGGCGTCAATGAAGCGGTTATGGAGAAAAGAATTCAGCCAGGAGAGATCTCGTTTGCAGTGAATTCTAGTAAGGAATTCCCCGACAGCTTTTTCTCCCTCGGTCGTGTCGGTATAGATCTTGAATTTTGGGGTGGCGAATGAGGCCCTGATGTTGACGGCTCTGAAGAGGTAAGGTTGACGGCGGTACATTAATTCCAGGTCATGGAAGTTGAATTTTCCGAATTTCAGGGGCTTTGATTCCTTCGAGGCCTTGGAAGGGGCGGTTCTTGCTGGCCTACCGGAGATGGCCGATTTTAGAAGCGAGAGCCGAGATATGAATCTCATAATTAGTTAGGCGAGACATACAATATAAATAGTCAGCCTGCCCCACCCATGGCGGGGAGGTGATGACCGCCGTGGGACAGGCTGGTTTGGTTGGTTTTCGGAGTGGCTGACTTGCCGATTAGTTCTGTGCGAGATACAATAAATAGGGAATTCATGGTAATGTGGTATGGTAATGCGGTAAGGATGCAAAGGTGCCATCCCGACGCAACGCAGCGGAGTCGGGCGCAGGCGCCATGCAGCCGGAGGAACGGAGGCTGCCGCAGCGTCTGTTCGCAAACGTGGTAAGGATGCGAAGGCGCTGGTTAACGCAACAAGCCGAGAATCGGCTAACTTTTGGGGAAAGAGAGTTTGAGAGGAAACACCTTTGTTGGTTAAAAGGGGTGTCCTCTCAATGCAACTGGGGTTTTAACAAAAATAAGCACGTGCAACTTTCTCAAAACAAAAATTAATACATCAAAGATTAAAGAAAATAATTAATGAATTCTTCCTCCATGAAGAATTCCGAAGCTGACTTGCTCTCCGAGAGCAAGTCGCAAAATTTACATGTAGTGCCTAACTTTTCTTAGAATCCCGAAGCATTCTGAGGCCCCATCCGACCAGAAAACAGCCGATAAAGGCTATGTAATCCCAGCGGATCATTTTAGCCTCCTGAACAGGAAATCATACTCAAGAGCTCTCCTGTAGGATTTCATTCTCCTGCTTGATTTTTCTTATGGTAATCTCTGCCAGGCCGGTAGCTCTCCGAATTGACCCGACACCCCAACCGGCCTCCAGCAGGGTAAGCACTGCGTGGATCTTGTCGGTGTGAATTCCGGATGTCTTTCTCCTTTCGATGCCGTATTTCTTCAGCATGGTGTAAACTGCGGTAGAATTGCTATCCAGGAGGGTAGCTATCCTGTCAACGCCGATCCCGCATTCCGAATAGAGAAATTCCAGCACTTTCTTTGGTAGACGGCCTTCACGGTCCATGGTCGGGCCTCCGGATGAATTCTTTGAAATTGCAGGGATCCTCGCTGGTAGATACGGCGATCTGCAGGAAACGGTCGGGATTGATTCTCTCGAGGACCGCCCAGTCGCCGTCGTGGTTTTCGCATGGAATCTTCTGGAGTCCGGTAGCGTTAATTGTGATCATCGCTCCTGGAGCGTAATTGGCATCGGGTAGGATCTGGGCGTAGTGCATCCACTCAAACGGGGTCTCGGAGAGAAATACCGCTTTAAACTTGAACATTGGAATTCCGAGCAGCTTGTCGAGCGGCTGGAGCGGGACCAATCCGCGCTTGAGAATTTCGTCGAGGAATTCCAGCCGTGTGCAGTGGTACAGGCATTGGATCTCTTTGGATTCCTGGCGGTCTGGTAAGTCGGTATCGCTATGAATTCTAATTTCCGTCCCGGTAGGGACCGCTACACGGTGAATTGATTCCATCATTTTGGTAATTTCATTATCTATTTGCCTCGAAGAACGCCTGAGCGAATCCCGATGGGGTAATGCTCCGGATCCTTGATCTTTCCTTTTTCCCAAACGAGATGCCTTTATGCTTTCTATTCCAGACGTCCATACTGTGCTGGCCGGGTGTTTTTTTAACCGGTGCGATGGGGTTCCATTTTCCTGGGGGATTGAACTCACCCCACAGGGCTGTTTTCTTTGTGTATGGATTTCCATAATCACAAGGATTGAAATACATCCTCGGTGGCCCGAGGTAATGAACTAACCTCCCTGTTGGGTTCTCCAGGGCCCAGAACTTTGGCTTTGTTGCCATAATGAATCTGAGGCAGGCATCCACAACCGCAAGGGCTTCCAGAAGGGCGATATCTCCCTTCTCCATCCAATATCTCGCCCCACCCAAACATAAGTGAGTGCACGGAGGCGCTGCCAGAATTCCATATACTGCTTCCTCTGGCTTCTTGAGGAGTCTGACGTCATACCCATTTTCGATGTCGATCGGTCGGACGTCATACCCAGCTTCCTCATACGGCTTACTCCATGCCTTTGTTCCACAACAAAGATCATAGATTATTTTAGAGGAATCCATTTTTGTAGTGCCTAACTTTCGAGGCAATCGTCGCAGACGTTGACCTCTCTGGTAAGTTCCTTAGTAAACCATCTGCCGCAGAAGCAGCACTTGCTTTTTTTCTGCGAAGGGTACATCCCAGGACGCCAGCGATTAATAAAAGGCTTACCATCAGCTCCAACGTCTATTCTGGCTTCTTTAGTTACACCTTTTCGGTATCCAACATCCAGACGTAGTTTCATTTCGATATCCTCGGATCCCCAGGTCTGCCCAAGGGATGGTTTTTCGGTGTGATACCTGGGCGATTTCGAGATGGTAAGCTATGGTGTATAGACCCCCTACCCCCTGTAACTCCCGGTGATCTTCTATGTGTTTTACCATATGACTGCGTAGTGCCTAACTTTTTTGCATTCCATACAGCCAGTGCCAGGGCAGCAACCGAGTCCGGAAGATGCAGGAAGTTCTTGTATTTCCTGAGGTCGGAGATGAGCTCCTGGTATTTGAATGTTTCAGGTGAGACATCCGGAATTATTAAATTACCCTGCTCCATCTGGATATGCAGGAAGTCAATCAATGCGTTCTTATGGCCTCCTGCAAAGGAAAAAGGTTTCAGCGGAAGCATGTAAGGAGGCTGCCTACCAAAGTCTACGAACTCCTCTCCCGTTGTCGTATCAACGAGAAAGCTGGAAACCTTGTAGTCATCTGAGAATCCCTGGCATTTCCTTGCGAGAAGGGAGTAATCATACTGCCCCAGGAACAATTCCACGACCTGTACTTTCTCGCCCAGGGGCTGGACTAAGCACATACAGGCTTGGTCCCTTTTCTTGGCTATGTCGATGCCGCCAATACAAGGGTAATCAGGATTATATATAACTTCCCCGACATTCTTCTGGATTAGTTCAAAAGGAAACGGGGAGCTTGTTGCTGGGATGAATTTGCACATTAATTGGGTCAGGTAATACTTCTCACCCATTTCGATTCTGTCCTTCTCAACCTGTTCAGGATCATATCCTTCGCATTGTGTCCAGTCTTTCTTCAGGATCTTAAAGTCGAACTTCTCGGCGTTTGAATACATTGTATAGGCGAATCCCTCGGATTCCTCTGCTACGAAAGCCAGGTGCAACTCCGGTATCTTGAACTCGGTCTGTACACCCGTTAGCATTGGCTTGAGAACCTTCTTGTAGATCTCATCGGATTCGTAGTCCTGGCATTCATCAAGAAGAAGAATATCCGGATGCTCTCCCAGGACGGTAGAAGGATCATGGGGCAGAGCAACTATTTCAGAGTAGGTATGTGATTTCAACCGCTGCACCTGGTCAACAAGAAAGTTCTTTCTGGATGCTGCAAGAACCTCTGTGGAATTGATACAGTCTGAGCCGATATCAAGAAGTTTATTAGCCTGCCTCTGCGACTTTGAGAAGATGCCTATCTTGGTCGGAGGATATGCAGCGAAGCGGTAGAGGGCGTAAAGTGCGAACGTGAATGATTTGGAAGCGCCTCTTGGAAGAACCGATATAGTCTTTTTATTTTTGTACATGAAGTCCAGCATCTCGGCTTGTTGGGAGAACAACTTCAGCTTGGAGAAATGGTAATCCAGAATCTTGCAGAAATTTACGGGATGGTCTGCGATGAAATCTAACTGAGTCATTTCTTTTCTTCTAACCTCTTTCTTAGTGCAACGAAGAGGTCAGCTCTCGATTTCATGTCCTCTACTTCTGCCCCGGAGAGAGGCGTTAATTTGAGCTCTCTAAATGTTCTGATCAGGGAATCGTTCATCCTTGAGAAGTCAAAGTATTTTCCTTTTCCAGCATGGTAGGCGAGCCCTCTCTCTATTTGGATTATGAGAAGGCCTATCATAGTTTTGAGTTCCTCCCTGCAGGAACGGAGGCCATCCTTCCCGATGTCTTTGAAAATCTGTTCAAGCCTTTCTTTTTCCTGTTCTGACAGTCTGAAGTTCTTGGCATAGATGCCGTGTCGGGTAACTGCTTTTCTTTGTTTTTCCTTGCCCTTTTTGGTCTTGATGCCTGTTGATTTTCCTCCATGCATTCTACATCTTTTCGAGGATCGCATGGGGTAATGTTTGCACGGGACGCCTGAGCGGGTTTTAGCACCACAGATTGGATGCCCCGCTTCCTTCTCTCCCTTCTTGATTTTCTTCTGCCACTTCTTGGATCTGAGGTTATGTTTCTTAGACGTAGTGCCTAACTTTCCAGTCTTCACTTCAAATAACCGCAGCTGGCCTTTCACAGGAAACTTCTTGATTGGTTTGATATTCTCCAATACCCAAGAGAAAGCTTTAGGATATATCTTACAGCAGGCAGCCATCTCATCCTTCTTTGTCATCTCCCTGCAGTCCACCAGCTCTGCAGTGGCGAAGGCATAGCCGCTTATAGGGGACTTAGGTGTCTTGCTTGCACATAGGAGAAGCGGGCCTCGATGCTCTGTCTGCCATAGCCTGGTCTCAATCGTTTTCTTTCCTTCCAATATCATGCCGGCCCATGGTTCCTTGATACATATTGCTTTCATTTCTTTATTCCAACAACTCTGCTAATGTGTCCTCGAAAACGTCATCCTCCTGAGAATCTTCCAATGGAGTGGTCCGCACAACCCCAATAACCTTCATTGATAATTTGTCTCCCGGGTTGAGGTGTAGGGTCTTCGTCAGCTTAATAGGGCATTGCATTCGTCTCTCGCATCTACTTCCCTCCTTTGCCTTCCGTATCGTAAATTCCAAGTCTGCGTTAATCAGCTCCAGACCATCATCTGTTTTCAGCGTGTTAGAACATTCCTCAGCCAATCTGATACATTCCCCCTTTAGCTTATTTAGGCTCGCCCGTATAGCCGCTTTGTCCAATGAATAGGCCATCCGAGAAATCATATTCTTGCTGTTGTGGAGCCGTGAACTCAGTCTGAAGCAGGACTGGGAGAGTGTCATCAATTTGTTCTCTTTGTTCAGTTTGCTTTTGCACGTTCCGAGACCCGAGTGCCGATTCATGCCAACGCCTTTCTCCAAGAGCTCGTCTATTATATGCTTCAGTGAGATGTACCTCCACCCCTCAGCAATCATTTTTTCATAGATCTTCACCCTCAGTTTGTTGTCCCGTATCCTGGTCAACTCATACGCCTGTTTAACTGTGATATATCCACTATGCATTAATCTCTCTGCCTCTACCTGGTTTTTTGTAGTAATCACGAAAGATTTCAACCTGTTCGGCAGATCCATAAGTCTCAGGTATTGCTGTGCTGAAGAGCCGCTTATGTCAATTAGTTTTAATAATCTTCTACACTCGAATACATCATCATCAGTGAAGTTCGCACAAATCCCTTTGGTGCAGGGGGCCTTGCCACGGGTCTCCCATGATTTCAGCTGGCCTACGAGAGAGTAAGCATAAACTGGGTTGTTGTTCACCACTTCCAATGTGCATAACACGTGGAATATTGCTTGGGCCTTTTCAATTGGGTTGAAGTCTTTTCTCAATGCGTTCTCTACTGCCAAATCAAGAACCATGTCTTCTTTAGTCGATTTCATTCGGACTATCGCAGGTATTGTTTTCTGCCTGAGTAATTTGAATGCTCTGAGTCTTCTGTGCCCCGCAACCAAAATATAGTTATCTGCATTCTCGATCTCTACTACGGACACCGGCTGCATTAAACCTCTTGCATATATGTTGTCAGCTAAGGCCCGTAGGCCCATCTTTGAGTATCTCTTTCTTGGTTGGTAAGGATTGTCCTTGATCTTATTCAGATCTATGTTGAGCACCCGTAAATCGTTCATTCGATCACCTTCTGGAAGCATTCCTCATGGAATCTTATTTCCTTGCTGTCTTTATCCCAAAACCTGATTGCAATTCCCTCAGATATTACCTTTTTACAGAGCGAACAAATACAGTCAGATGTCCCAGCATCTGGACTATTCTCGAATCGCTGGATCTTATTCAGGTATTCTTTCTTGATTTTCATATAATCTGTACTTCCTTCTGGAATTTTGATTGAATTCCTGTCTGACTAAGCCCTTTGTGATCAATTGGGAAATTTTCCAGCGGATGTTTGCAGCCGTGGCTGAAAAGTCCTCCTCTATCCACTCGGGTCTACATCCCGGATGAGTCCTGATATATTCCAGCAGGCGATCTTGAGTAATGATCATTGTAGTGCCTAACTTTGGAACCGGCAGGGTTCGAACCTGCACGAACGCAGTCCAGTTGCACATTTAGCTTACACGTTTTCGGAATACTCATATCGTCATTCAAGCGTCACCTACTCTTGCATCCTTTGTTCTTAAGCTATGTTAGCGGCTACCCGTTTCGCCACGGCTCCATTGCGGAGAGCAGATTCGAACTGCAAACTTCGGGGTCATGGGCCCTGCGTGCTGCCTGATTACACTACTCCGCAGTTTTGGTTTGCCTCCGTCTTTCCTTATTAATTTTCTTGATGGTAAGCTCAAGCGCAAGTGCCAGGTCCTCATTCAGTTCATGCAGCTTTAGCCTCTCATCCTTGAAGTTGATGAAGAGGGAATAGCCGAGTTTGTTAATCTTGAGACTATTCATCCTTACCCCCTTTCTTAAAGATCATGAAATACGAATGCTTCTTGTTGGCGTAAGGAACATTAGCTAAATTCGCCATCCTATGCCTCATAATTCCTCTGAAAATTATAAGGTCATAGAATTCCAGGTTCTTGAAAATTTCAACCGCTGTTATGTGCAGCGGATAGAACTTCTTTTTATAATGCCTGTCCTGAATTTTGAAGATTAAAATCCCCCCGGGTTTAAGAATCCTGTGTATCTCCGGATAGGCCGCTGATAAAAGTTTTGGGATGTCTTCCAGGGAGATTTCAGTATAGAGTTCTACGGCCCTGGCGTTGCCTGGAGAAAACATATGATGGCCAGATCCGTAAGGGGGATCGAAGACAACCACATCTGCTATCTCATCAGCAAGGGGGAGTTTCTTGGTGATGTCGGCCGTGAAATCGTTGCCGGGGAGATCTCTGATGTCCCCAAATATGAATTTATATTCGTTGCCTTTAAGGTCTGCCTGAGTATTCTGGATTCTTTTCTGAATTCCAACCAGGTTCTTGTAGAATTCCTTATATCCGGAGCATGGATCCACCACTACAGCTGGAGGAGGACAATACTGCCTGAGTATTCTGGGAAATATCTCCTTCAACGGAGTTTTCCATCCAAGGATTACTGAGGAAATGTTAGTCATGGTAAGGAAGAACGGATCAATTTCTTGCTGTTGGCTGCTGCTAATGCTGTCAGAGCTTCTAACCTGCACCCGTTTCTCCTAATGATTTTCCTAATTCTACCCGTCTTTCTGCAGATTTTATAACAGACTCTATCGGTGCTGTGAATTTCCAGCTTCAATGCAATGAGGTCCATAAGGTTCATAACCTTGTCACCTCCATTATGAGTCCAGAAACTTTAAATTTTACCTGTACCTCCCATTCTTCATCGTCATCCAATCCACCGAAAGACAAAACCCAAACTCCGTCATCCGGATTTGTTGCATCATCATCGATGTCGTAGTCTCTCAGTTGTTGCTCAATATCCACTTTTTTTTCTCCCATCTTAATCTCTTTTGGCAAACCACACATCCGTATTAAATCAACATTTCTTCCCATTTGTTTTACCTCCAACCCCTTTTTGGGGGGATTTTCGTACCTCGCTACTGATCTTCTTGAAAGTTTCGAAAGCTTCCTCGCTGATTTTATCTGACAGTCGAATAAGTTCATCTCCTTCGTTTTTCAAAAGGGTAGAACTTCTGTTGTATCTCAGTTACGAACCAATCTATTCCTTCACCGGTTATTGCTTTTTTCATTACGAGGAGATCTCGCTTACAGGTGGAGCAACAGTCCAGCTCGACAATAGAGTCTCTGCCTAAACTATCTTTGAGAAAGGAAGAGTCTGCATCCTTAATGAGACATCTCCTGCATTTTGGCTGCTTCTTTATCTCGTCATTTGACGCTGTTGAAATCATCGTAATTCGTAGTGCCTAACTTTCTTTCCAGTTCCTCCCATGATGAACAGGCTTTATCATCAAGGAAGTAGTCTGCCAGTGGCTTTACTGCGGTAAGATTTTTGAAATAATTTAGAATTCCCTCTCTCTCTAAGAAGTTGTAAACATGAGCAGCTGCCTCTGTGTTTGCCATCCTGCAGGAAAATAGAATCAAATCGTGATCTCTGGAGAGCCTCCTGAGTCTCTCTTTGACGCCCTCCTGAAGTTTCCCAAAATGCTCTGGGCCTTTCCATCCATCGTATTCTACAATGATGCCGTCAAGATCGGTAGCTATAGTTTTTCTTTCCATGGTAGATCTGGGTGTAACTCGGGGAAGTTTAGCTTGAATCCTGCCTGAGGAGACGACCACTGGTCCTGAAATGTAGTGCCTAACTCCCTCTTAAATTTTTCAGCCCTGGCCCTGAAATTCTTGGTGAAGTGATACTTGTGAAGCTCGGATAATCTGATTGCGAGATCAATACAAAGCCTTAAAGTCAGAGAAGAACGATATTGTATCTTTCCCGGAGTCGGAAGCTCATAGAGATCATAGAACTGTTTTACGATGTCGAACTGTTCTCGTTTGGTATGGGAGTAAGGGTTTATCTTGTCAATGATCTCAGAAACCTTTTTTGCTTGGGAAATTCGAATAGAATAACTGTTGACTCCCTCAGATATCGAAATCCTGTCCTGCAGATTCAGTTTATCGAGAACATAAATCAGGTCTTTTTCTTTGTTTGAGAAAACATTTAGTACGACAGTCATATAGCAGTTCCCAGAAGACTGCCTCTTAATCTGAATCATAACAGTCCCGTTTGCATCAAAGAAGCCAGCAAACCATATCCAGAAGTCGTCTGTTTCATTGCTTTTAAATGTGCAGGTTGCTTTGGGGATTGGATAACCATTAATGAGAACGGAATCAAAATTACTGTCTTCATAAGTGAAGCCATTGGATACTGGTCTTGGATGCTCGAATCTCTTGGGGGAATGAAGTTGGACATCATTAGCTCTAAGAATTTCATATAATTTTGACCTGTACAGGCCGAACCTGTCGCAGGCTTCCCTCCAACCCTTTTCTCTATAAACTTTTATGATCTCATCGATGTTCATTTTTTTTAGCCTATCCAGCCTGGAGCTAGCCGGGGAATATCCTCCGTGAGAGGTGATAGACCGCACCGGAGTCTGGAGCTATACGATTTTCAGGGATCCAGTGATCTGCTTTATCTCATCTTCATTGAGGAAAATCTCAACTTCTTTTTCCTGAGAGTCTTTGACCTTCAGGCTAACAAAGCCATCACCTTTTTTCTTAATTTCCGCATACTGTCCGTCCTGCAACGGTATTTCAATTTTCATTTTCGATGATTCCTCATCCATAAGAACTTTGCGAAAGTGACACCTTGGGCGACAGTTCTCTTGCAGCCCTCACTCTTTGAAATTTTCCTTACCGACTGGATGTCTTTGACGGTAATTTTACCCTCAGCGATAGCATCAATGAAATCAGCGAATCTCTCCATATGGTCTGCTGATTTACCATTGTCCCTGAATTCCAGCTCTGGCCAGCCCTTTGACCAATCTATAATGAATGTCTTGCCCTGAACTGGCTCGATGTTTGGGTTTGGAGGCAGCTGCATGGCGTGTTCCTGTGCTGACAGCGTGATGACTGAACCCTTTCTGATCTGGCCTAATTTCAGCCCTGGATGAATTCCCTCC